ACAAAAACCAGCAGCACCACCATCAGAGCTACCTGATCCTGAAAAGTTAGACGATGATGCAACGGAAGCTGGTAAAATAAAAGCGAAAAGGAAAGCCCTTGAAGTACAGAGAACACGTCAAGGTGTGAAACAGTTTGGAGCAATCAATCCTGCTACAACACCAACAGCCCCGCCTCAAGGTATAACACCTCCTAGTTAGATATGAAAGCACGCGACAGGTACACACAACTAAGCCACGGTAGAACACAGTTCCTTGATACCGCTGTTGAGTGTTCTAGATTAACGCTGCCTTATCTCATACAAGAAGATTTAAGTTCACGTCCTACACATCAGAAACTTAATACCCCATGGCAAAGTGTGGGGTCTAAATGTGTTGTTAATTTAGCAGCAAAATTAATGCTAGCTTTACTACCACCACAGACTTCATTCTTTAAGTTCCAAGTAAGGGATGATAAGTTAGGTGTAGATTACCCAAGGGAGATTAAAAGTGAATTAGATCTATCCTTCTCCAAGATGGAGAGGATGGTTATGGATTATATCAATGCTTCTAGTGATAGAGTTGTCGTTCACCAGGCACTTAAACATTTAATTGTATCTGGAAACGCACTGATATTTATGGGCAAAGATGGTCTCAAGAATTTCCCACTCAATCGTTACGTAGTTAATCGTGACGGTAACGGAAACATATGTGAGATCGTAACAAAGGAACTAATAAGTCGTAGGATTCTTGGTATGGATCTGCCAGAAGCCTTACCTAATTCTCCTGGAGATGATGGTTACAAGACAGGATCCGATGATCATGACGTTGAGGTATACACCTACGTCCGACTCGATGATAACGGAAGATGGAAATGGCATCAGGAAGCTTTCGATAGAATCATTCCTGGTACGCAAAGCAGTGCTCCAAAGAATACTTCTCCCTGGTTAGTATTAAGATTTAATACTGTAGACGGAGAAGATTATGGTAGAGGTAGGGTCGAGGAGTTCCTTGGGGATATAAGATCCCTAGAAGGACTCTCTCAGGCCCTCGTAGAAGGCTCTGCAGCAGCGTCGAAAGTTGTTTTCCTAGTATCGCCATCATCCACAACAAAACCAAAGACTATAGCCGATGCTGGTAACGGTGCAATCGTTCAGGGTAGACCTGATGATGTAGGTGTTATCCAGGTTGGTAAGACCGCTGACTTTAGAACAGCAGCGGAACAAATGCAACAGCTTGAGCGTAGAATTAATGAAGCCTTCCTTGTTCTTACAGTAAGGCAGAGTGAACGAACTACAGCTGAGGAGGTACGCCTTACTCAGATGGAATTAGAACAACAACTAGGTGGTTTATTCTCCTTGTTAACTATTGAATTCCTGATACCCTATCTTAATAGAACATTACATATCCTCCAACGCAACAAGGAACTACCTAAGTTTCCTAAAGATGTGGTACGTCCACAGATTATTGCAGGTGTGAATGCTTTAGGTAGAGGACAAGATCAACAAAGTCTCGTCACTTTTATCACAACTCTCGCTCAAACTATGGGGCCAGAAATTATAGGTCAATTCTTAGATCCTAGTGAGTATATTAAACGACTCGCTGCGGCTCAAGGTATTGATGTTCTTAATCTTGTGAAGTCTGCAGAGACAATGGAACAAGAGAAACAAGAACAGATGCAACAGATGCAACAGCAAGAGCTGATGAAGCAAGCTGGAGCATTATCTAAAGCACCTCTAGCTGACCCAAGTAAAAACCCAGCGATGGGTAGATCATTAAACGACGGATACGATCAACTAAATGGACAAGACCAAGGCGAGCCGCCCGCAGAGGGCGAAGAAGAAGCCCCTCCCGAAGGTTAGTAAACCAGAAACAATTAGACCAACAATAGATATTGCTGAGCCAACTCAATTAGTGGGGGAACCTACCATAGGTAAGGACCCTCACTTTGTTGAGACAGTTGGCTTAGGTAATTTAAAAGTAGTAACTGCTCAAGGATTTAAAGATGACGGAAAAACTGACGTATGACCCCACCCCTGCAGACGCTCCGGAATTAACTGAAGACGAGCAGGACTCACTAAAGGTAGCAGAAAAACTTGGTAAAGAAGAGAACGATCTCATCCTTGGTAAGTTTAAAAATGCTGAAGAACTAGAACAAGCTTATACTGAATTAGAAAAGAAGCTTGGTTCTTCTGATGACGAGGAACCAGAAGTAGATACAGAGAAAGATGAACCTGAAGAAGAAGTAAGTCCAGCTGTATCTCTACTCACTGAAGCTTCTAATGAATACTATTCAAATGATGGTAAGCTTTCAGAAGATACCATGAAAAAATTTACAGAGATGAGTAGTACTGATCTTGTAAATGCTTACATGGAGATACAAAAAAACTCACCAGCTCCTGAAGGAGAAGCACGAGATTTAACTGATGCTGAAATCAATACTGTATATAATTCAGTAGGTGGTGAGAAAGCTTATCAAAATATACTTAACTGGGCTGGTGAAAATTTAGAAGATAATAAATTAACTGCTTTTAATAGTATAGTAAATAACGGTGACCCTACCGCTATTCAAATAGCAGTTGCTGGATTGAAGGCAGAGTATGAAACATCTGAAGGATATGAAGGAAGAATGCTAACAGGTAAAGCAGCTAAGACTTCCGCTGATGTATACCGTAGTCAAGCTGAAGTGATTCAAGCAATGAATGACCCTCGTTATGAAAGAGATCCTGCATATCGTCAAGATGTATACGATAAATTAGAACGTTCAAATGTTAACTTTTAACTATGGCAGGAATGTACTATAACCCTAGTGCCAGGGCCAACGATTTCCATGTTGAATACATGGTTAGTAATGCTACACATCGTTGGTTCATACCTGGTGTAAAGGGTACAGGAGTAAGTGACCTTACTCAATGTGATAAATTAGTTGGTGATACTGCTGATGGTACACCAGCTGCAAGCGAAACAGTGGTGAGTTAATTATGCCTAAAGGTAAAGGTACTTATGGTACCCAGAAAGGGAGACCCCCTAAGAAATAGAAGTGAACGTGCCGACCCGAACTTTCGTCCTCGGCCATTAACCTAATTTATTTATCTTAATGACCTCAAACGTACACGCTCGTGAACCACAGATTGAAGTAATCGAACCACCAACAACACGAGAATATTTACAAAACGCTGAACGTGTAAACGGATGGCTTGCAATGATTGGATTCAATGCAGCTGTTGGAGCTTACATATTCACAGGACAAATCTTCCCTGGAGTATTCTAGGGAAACAAAGCGGCTCGGATAGTCGAATCCAGTAGAAGCACCAGGCACTCGCGTCCGTTCATTCCCAGTGGGAACGCATGAAACCACATCATGGAACGGGGGTGTGGTACTATGGAGAAAGACGATGCAAAAAAAGCAAGTCACCCTGAAGTATCGCGGCGTGCCTTATACAAGAACACGTTAAACACTTATTTAAATGAAAACACTAGCACTAGCACTCGCTTCCACAATCGTTGCTCTTCCGGCTTCCGCCGGAGTCTACGTGAACGTGGAGAACAACGCCGGTTATACCGGTTCGGATTATGAAGGCGGGGTTACCGACTTTCATGTAGGATATGAAGGCGGAACTGATAGCTTTGGCTACTACGTACAAGGTGGTCCAGCTGTAGTATCAGTTGACGGCGAAGACAATGAAAATAGATTGTCCGGTAAAGTCGGAGCTAATGTAGCTGCTACTGAAAAGTTAGATTTCTACGGTGAGCTAGCAGTACTCACTGCTGATTCAGATACAGACGAAGACAATTCTTGGGCTACCAAGATTGGTGCAAAGTTTAAATTCTGATAACACCGTGCGAGATCACACAAAACTATTAGATATCTGGTAGGCGGAACCTGCCAGATTGATTAACCTATACTAATTAAACCAATGCCTTTTCTAGCCAATACAACAACAGGTGGAGTAGTCTATAGCTCTCCTACCTGGGAAACAAAAATCCTCGCAGAGCAGTGGGAAACTGACGCAGCTGGCTATGGTCCAGCTAGTTCTCAAACTGCAGCAACAGATGAGGGTACTACTTATAGAACTATTACACCTTTAAATGTTGATATAGGTAAGTATGAAAGGATGCTACTTAAGTATCGTATTCACTGGACTCAGAATACCACAGGTAGAGCTAAGTTCAAACTCGATACTCCAACAGTAACTTCTATTCATACAGTAGCTACTGGCTTGGAACCTGACGGCACTCTAATTAGTGACATAGATGTAGCAGCTGATCCTGTACTAGAACAGAACATCGCTGGTACCGCTGGTTACTTAGAGTGGGAAAGTATTATTGAGAATGATGGTACCGCTGGTACTATTAATTTCCAATTCGGACAGTACGCTAACAATGCTGCACCAGTCATTGTTCTTGAAGGATCCTATGTTGAAATTAAGAAGTTCTAAATAACTTCGGACTGGAGGCACCTCAGAGTAGGACCTCCTTTCCTTTGGCTTTGGCCCGTACGCGGATAACCTTAGCCGTCTAGACGGTGGGATAGACCACACAATTA